TGGTTATACCCAGGCACGTTCGAGTGTGACTTTCAGGTCACCACTTTCATTGGACAATGGTAACGTTACCGTTAACACTGTCCGCGTTGAGATTAGCTACGATGTGGAAACATCTGCAGCTGAGCTCACCGAGTTGAAAGTAATCGGGGCTCAGATTTTATCTGATTCCGATTTCGACGCGCTATTCCAGTCCCAATCTTTGGCCTGAGCGTCCTTATGACGCGATGGTTTTGGATTGAATTGTTTATCCAGATAATACACATGCTCAGCGAGAAACTCTCGTCAACAGGTGTACCTATGGTAGACAACCGCACTGGTGGGTCCTACGATTAGTAGGTAACCATTTTCCACTAACTCCTCTTCAAATAGGAGATATTCCATGAAGAAGATAGCAAAGATCTTTAATCCTGAATGTATCAAAACGATGATACACCAGGGAGTGTTACGCGACATACCGTCCTCACTACATGTGTACGAGGACAAGTATGATCCGCTTATGATGTTACAGTATAGGTTGGTGAATGAGTTTGACAAGAAATTTGTGTCACCCTCTAATAGTACTGATGCTCTGCGGAAATTAGCATTTAAGAAGTTCTTAGATACTAATCAACATATGGCGAATTACAAAGAGTGTTTCACTCCTTGTGTATCTCCTATGGTTCCACAGTCGAAGCACTCCTATAGAGATAATGTTCTCCTTAGGGCGCGGCGATTAATGCATTTTGTACTTACACCATTTAGCGAAGATGAATGGTTCCAATGTTGTAAACATGGAACCGGCACGTCTTTGGGGGTATCTTTTAATGATACCTCCCTGGACGCTAAGTCTAAGCTACCTATAACTGCGACTAGGCGGGTTACTCTCATGCTAGATCGATACCTCGATTTCGATAGTCAATTGAAATCGGCCATTATTGCTTATAATGGCGAGTCCCCGATCGGGGAGTGGTACGAAATAGTACAGGGTTCGCGCGCTACTACTGTCCCAAAGACGTCTTCTATCGACCGTATGATTGCTGTCGAACCTACTGGAAATATGTTTTTCCAGCAAGGTTTGATGAGCATGATGTACGCTCGAATGAAGTCTGTCGGCTTGGATCTAGAGTCTCTACCCGATATGCACAAGGATCGCGCTCGAATCGCATCGATCACTTCGAAAGAAGCGACGATTGATTGGAGCTCTGCATCCGACTGTGTAAGTCTCGAACTATTACGTTGGTTATTACCTCCTATATGGTTTGAATGTTGTGATATGGTCCGTTCCCCATTCATGTCTATTGACAATGAGTTTGTGGAGCTGAACATGTTTTCAACGATGGGTAATGCGGTAACCTTTCCGCTGGAGACTCTGGTCTTCTGGGTGTTAGCACAATCTGTTCGTCTTCAAGAATTAGGAA